AACGGTGTCATTGTCCGGATGTCGGAAACCGCGCCAAATGAGTGGTTGAAAAAAATGGTGCAATGCGACTGGTGCGATGAAAAGGTTCAGGAGGTCAGCCGCCCGCATGCTTTTGAAATGATTCCAGGGAAAGTCATGTGCCGAAGTTGCTGGGACCTTGATCGCTTGGAGTGCAAAAGTAGATATGGCGAGGACATTGGGCCGTTCCGACCGATAGATGCTGGACAATAGATCCATATTGTGAAGGAGTGAGTGTGGCAGATGAGTGCAGATATGCGCCTTTTCAGGGGAAAAAGTAAGGATAATGGCGAATGGGTGAGCGGGTACGTGCAGTTCAGTAAAGACAAATCGTTAGCGTGGATTTGCGAAAGTAAAGAAGATGATTGGACAGTAAAAAATCAATTTACAGTGCATCCCGAAACGGTAGGACAGTATACCGGATTGAGGGATCGGAACGGTAAAGAGATATGCGAAGGTGACATTGTCGAGAAAGTCTGGAAGGAATATTGCGATGTCGAAGAAGTCGAAAAGCCTCTTGAAGTTGGGAGTAGATGGGGAAGCGGAACTATCATCGAATTGCAAATCGAGGAAGATGGTTGGTCGACGCTTTCTGTACGGGGCAGGCCCGATGTCGTGACACTGAAACGATTCCGTTTCTGGTTATCGAAAGAGGAACTTGGTTACGAAAACGAAGATTTACAAGAGCCGGAGGAAAGCGAAATTGTGGGCAACATCCATGACAATCCCGAATTACTTACTGCATAGTACGACGAAGCTGATCCATATTGTTCAGGAGAGGAATGAATGGCTATGGAGAAGTTTGAATACCTAAAGCCTGCCATGAGGCATATCCAGAGCAGGCTTGAAGACTCCGAAGAATTGTACCTTATGTCAGATTACTATCAGGAACAATTTTATGTAACGGAAGATCGTGGCAAACTGGAAGATTTGGTGGATCGGGATTTCCATTCAGACCCCGGAGATGTTGACGAGCATGCCAAAAACTATAAATTGTGGATTTTTGTCTTGGGGGTTGAAAAGACGTTGTACCCCCATACGTACAAGCAATTTAAAGGCACGTATTTGTCTAATAATCACATCAGAGGAGAGTCGGCAATTGTTGGAGAGGTTCAGGCGATATTTAGCGTTCGTCATTGATCCTGCATAGTACGACGATTTGTGAAGGGAGGACAGGAAGCTATGAAGAAACCACGTTACATGATTTTGAAGGGCGGAAGCCCGGCAATTCACAAGCTCGGCGATATCCGCCGAGAAGAAGATGACCTTATCTATGTAAATTCCGAAACTGCCGATCACTATATAGGAAATTTCGTCGAAGGATTCGGTTTTATCCATGTGGATTTCAAGAAAAGTGATTGTCGGCCATTGTTTCCGAACGAAATTGAGAAGTTAAACAACAGCAAAATTCAACTTGGAGGCACCATCTACAAAACGCGAGTCGATGCGGAAGGGTATCCAATCAAAGAGTAGGAGGGCGCACATGAAAGTCATAACTATTTGGGAGCCCTGGGCGACGCTGATTGCCCTTGGCCTGAAAGGATTCGAAACACGGGGTTGGGCGACACGATACCGCGGCCCGCTCGCGATCCACGCTAGCAAAAAGATCGACCGTGAAGCCTGCGAGCGTGAGCCGATCAAGTCGGCGCTGGCCAAATACGGATTCACGGCAGACAACCTGCCGACCGGGGCGGTTGTAGCTACAAGCAATCTGTCTGAGTGCTATTCCGTAAAACGCGATACATTGGGCGGAACGGTGATTTTGCATGGAAAAAAAAGGAGCTTTGCTTGGGGCTATCCTTGGATAAATGAATATCATTTTGGCGACTACTCCAACGGCCGCTTCGCCTGGGAACTGACCGACATCAAGAAATTACCGGAACCGATCGCGGCGAAGGGGAAGCAGGGGCTTTGGAATTGGGAGGGCGAGATTACATGATGATAAAAGTAACATGGAGCATTTTCAAAGTCGATGACGATTACATTGTGGCGGAGACGGCGGAGCAAGCGATCGAACATCTCAAATCGATTACCGGTCCGGATTATTATCCGGAAGGAGAGGCGCCGGAGGTTGAAGTCATTCCTCATGATAGGACAGGATGGTTCGAACGGGAAGACGGAAAGGGCTTTGACAAAATGACTTTCGGCGAGTGGCTCGCGGACTTCGATTACAGAGGGCCGCAAATAGTCTGCTGGAACGAATAAGCGAACGGAGGGAGCTGCATGAAAGACCAGCCGGTTTTGTTCTACTGCAAGAACGGGATTTTGTACCCCGTGGCACTGACGGAGGAACAGCAGCAAGTATTCGAAATGACAGTCCATTTATTCGCGCCATTAACGCTCGTCAATAAGCCACAAGGGAAAGCAGTCAACCTGCTTGGTAAATCGGACGGTTAATATTCCAAAAATTATTCCTAGGGGCGCGAGTATGGCTACAACAACCATGTACATTGACAAGGCGCAACTGCTCGAGCATCTACACACATGCACCCAATTAAGCAAGGACGAGAACGTAAAGCGAGTGCTCCAAAATCTTCGGCAGGAGATCGAGGACGGCGAGTTCGACAGCAATCAAGACTGACACACGAGGGGCGGAGCACATGCAGGAGATGATCGAGGGCTACCGACAAACCAAAAAAATGCTGCGAGCGCTCCGCACCCTCAATACGGATGCGGCGGAACGGGGGCTGCTCGCAAGCATGATCCGCGACTGCGAGTACATCGTCGAGTGGCTGCAGTCCGGGCGCCGACCGGGGAATAAGCGGGGCATTGAACGCTATGCTGCCTATCAGCGAGAGGTCTTGTGTTCCTCCGAAGTGCTGGATCGACATCCGGCCCCACCTCCGCCGCGGCGGCTTGTTGTGAATGATTATAATCGAATTGTCCAAGCTCTGAACATCCTATCCGGCCGGGAACGAGCTTGCTATGAAATGTACTATGCGGGGCTTTGGTCGGAGTATGACATCGCGGAACGATTGGGAATCAGCCGTGATTCGGTTCACGAATATTTGGATCGCGCGCAAAAAAAGATCAAAAAATTCATATCAAACCCCGTACAAATGGAGCTATTCACCTTAGAATAGCTCTTTTTTTGTCCACCAAACGCCAACAATAGATGAAGGGCGCGTCTGACAAACGAACGATACAGCCCCGGATTTACCGGATCGGCCTATCAACGGTCAGCTCGATACGTGTTCGTCTGAAACTGGTGTAGCCGCAGGGCCAGAGGCTCCCAACAGGTTGCGGCATATAGCCCCGCGCGGGGGCGATGTACCCGCGCGTTACCTGATTCGAAATTCGCACGTCGCTCGCCAGTACTTGACGCCGTTGATCTTCACAACCTGTTCGCTGATCTCCTCGATCGGTCCGCCATAGTCGAGCAGATGGCCTTGCTGCCATACCTCGACGTGCGATCGGTTGTGCATGGCGACCTGCAGGTGATGGTCAGTTCGGAGTACGAAACCAGAGGCAAGCATCAGCTGCTCGCCTCCGGGTAATCGGCTTTCAGCGCTTCGACGGAGTCATATTTACCCGTTTCAAAGAGAAGCTTTGCCGGAGCTTTGTCGGTCCGATCTTTGATGATATGGCCGTAGATTTTGCCTGCAATGTTAGAGAACACGAACATCGTTTTCCCCGGTTCATCGAGCAAGGAATATTTTTCGATCACAAGGGATCGCCTCCTGTCTTTTTATCGGACCGGTTGTAACGGTCAGCCTCCTCTTTCCGCTCCAGCACATCGGAGCGGAAGAAAAGGCGTTCCCGATTGGACTCCTTGATCGGCACCAGCTTGCCGCGCTTGACGAAGCTGTGAAGGTTTTGGCGGGAGCTGCCGAGCAGCTCCAACGCCTCACCTGTGGTCAGGACTTCGCGGGCGATCCATTCCGCAAGTTCTTCACGGGTTTTAAACTTATACACGGGGCATCACCACTTTACGATTATGATTGCCAGTGTCACCAAGCTGATGACAATGGCGGCAATGCTAATAACTAATGTTGCTTTCTGGATGCGGTTCATGTTCCCATCCCCTTATGGTATAATGGGAGGAAGAAGAAGCGACCTTGTATTTCACCGTTCCCCCTGGGAGGGGCCCGCCTTTCGGCGGGCTTTGCGAATCACTTCGCGAGGGCGAGGATGAGGTTTACGATGGCGGTAATCAATCCCGTGATGGCAGTCAAGAGAAGGATTACATCGCGTCCATCGTTCTGCTTCTTCTTACTCTTTTTCTTCATTCTTTGTCTCACCTCCTTATGTCTTTATTATACATTAATTATTTACGTTCGTCAACAAATAATTGCCCGAAAGCCCTTATTTTACGGGCTTTTTTTGTTTTATATCGAGGAAAAGGATGTGGTTGCGATGTGCTGATTGTCTGTAATTTGCTTTCGCGGACTAAAGCGTGGGTCCCTCTGGGGGTCATTTTTGACTGCGGGTGCTGGCGAGCCCAAAATCTGCGCAGATGAAAATAAAAAAAATTACTTCCGCTTCCGTTTCTGGAACGCGGAATTTTGTGTTTTCTGAAAATCGCTTCGAATGAGCGTCGTTCTGCAACGTCTCGAATTTTTGTGCAAAAGCGGAAGTGAGGTGAAAAAAATGGGCAAGGGGAAAGCGGAAGTGCCTATACCGGAACTTGAGGTCGGGACGGGGGAGTTTGCATCCATCATCGGTAGGTCTGATCGATGGGTCCGAGAGCTTACAAAAGATAAGGTTTTGACGCAAGCCTCACGGGGGAAATACAAGTTGGCCGAATCAATCCAAGCTTATATCGAACATGTTTCAGGTGGAAAAGAAGAAGACGGAAAGCCACGACTTGTCGACCACAAGACAGAGCACGAGAGGATCAAGTCCGAGAAGGCCGCGCTGGAACTTGCCCGCATGCGAGGCGAATTGCACCGCTCGGAGGATGTTGAAGCGGTCATGTCCGACATGCTCGCCGCCTTCCGCCAGAAAATACTTTCGATCCCGACCAGACTGGCGCCGCAGGTCGCGGGCATTGAGTCCGTAAATGTCATGAAGGGCCACCTGACGCGCGCTGTGCATGAGGCGTTGAAAGAGTTGGCTGACTACGATCCTAGCAAGTTTACAGAAGCGGGCAAGCGAGCTGATATGGATGGCAAGTAGCAGACATACGCTCCGTCTGTTTCGGGATCTCGCCGAAATTGTCGCTCCACCACCCGAACTGAAAGTGTCAGAATGGGCGGACGAATACCGGAAACTATCGCGGGAAGCATCGTCAGAGCCGGGGCAGTGGAGCACAGACCGCACGCCGTACATGCGAGACATCATGGACGCGATCAGTGATGAGGAGACGGAAACACTCGTCGTTAAATCGTCTGCGCAGGTTGGCAAAACGGAGCTGCTGCTGAACGTCATCGGGTACCATATCCACCAGGACCCGGCCCCGATCATGCTCGTCCAGCCGACGCTTGATCTGGCCGAAGCGTTTTCCAAGGACCGGCTTGCACCAATGATTCGCGACATGCCCGAACTGCGTGAAAAAATCACAGACCGGTCGAGAAATGGTGGAAACACGCTGTTATACAAGTCGTTTCCCGGCGGACACGTCACGCTGGCAGGCGCAAACTCGGCCCCGTCGTTGGCAAGCCGGCCAATCCGAATTGTGCTTGCGGACGAGGTCGACAGGTATCCAGACGAAGCGGGAGACGAAGGCGACCCGGTCGAGCTTGTCACGAAGAGGGCAACGACCTTCTTCAACTTCAAACGCCTGCTTGTCAGTACGCCGACGATCAAAGGCGCGAGCCGGATCGAGGAGTTTTACGACGAGAGCAGCATGGAAGAATGGTGCTTGCCTTGTCCGAGTTGTGGGGAGCATCAGCCGTTATCCTGGCGTCAGGTTAAGTTTGAGTACGACGCCGAGGAAAAACGCTGTACGAAGGTGGAAATGGCCTGCAAACATTGTGGTGTCATGCACATCGAGCGGGAATGGAAAGAAGGAACAGGCAAGTGGGTCGCCCGGAAGCTTAACAAGCAGATGCGAGGTTTCCATCTCAATGAGTTGGCGAGCCCGTGGAAACGCTGGACACGCATCGTTGAGGATTTCAAAACAGCGGAACGTGGCGGTCCTGCAAAATTGAAGGTATGGATCAATACCTCCCTCGGCGAAACGTGGGAGGAACGTGGTACCGGAGCCGACAAGGACAGCCTGCTCAATCGTCGAGAGGTTTATGGCGCAATCCCGAGCCAAGTGGCGCTGCTGACATGTGGCGTCGACGTGCAAGACAACCGGCTCGAATATGAGGTTGTGGGCTGGGGCGAGGATTCCGAAAGTTGGGGCGTTCAGTACGGCGTTATCATGGGCAATCCCGGACAAAGTTACGTATGGTCAATGCTCGACAAGCAGGTCATTCAAGCATCGTTCCTGCGGGCAGACGGTGAGCAGATGCAGGTCCTGTCCACGGCCATTGATACAGGTGGTCACTACACCAAAGCGGTCTATACCTACTGCCTCAAGAGAGAGGCGCAGCGGGTGTGGGCGATCAAGGGTAAGGGCGGCATGGGCATCCCGTACATCGGACGTCCAAAACGGCGCAATGATGAGGGCGTCTGGTTGTTTATCCTCGGCACCGACGTTGGTAAAGACACGCTTGTTTCTCGGCTCTCCACAAAGTTCCCGGGGCCGGGCTTTTGTCATTTCCCGCAACTCGCTCGCGCCGGCTACGATGAGGATTATTTTGACGGCCTGACGGCGGAGCATCGAGTGCCGCGGCGTGTGGATGGGCGGATCACGTACAAGTGGGAAATGAAGCCCGGGGCTGCGCGGAACGAACCGCTGGACTGTCGGAATTATGCGTCAGCTGCACTCGAGATCGTAGGTGGGGAGACGGTCATCGCCGCACTGATCCGTCATCGGTCCGAGCAAAGCCAGCCCAAGCCCGCAGCATTCGAACAGGCGGCTGGGGGAAAAAAACGTCGAGGCGTTATGAGTAGGGGAGTTGAGATATAAATGGCGACACGACTTGAAACTTTGCGTGTGCGGCTCGAGCAATACATGAAGTGTGAGGCAGCGATCTTGGGAGGCGCGCAGGAATACCGGATCGGTACGCGTGGGCTCACACGCGCCAACCTGAAAGAGATTGCTGACATGATTCAGTATCTCGAGAAGGAGATTGCCGCAGAGGAAGCCAAGTGCGCAGGGCGCGGACGGAACAGGATGTTCGGCATCATACCTCGGGATTTCTAACAACCAAACATGAGAGGAGGTGAGGGAGATCAACCCAATTGATGCGTTGGTTTCTTTTTTTTCGCCTGAAGCTGGCATGCGGCGGGTAGCTGCGCGGAGTATCACGCAGGTGATGAACGGATATGAACAAGGCGGGGCATCGACACAAAAAAAGAGCATGCGCGGCTGGATCGCGAATGCCCTTGGACCAAAAGACGATATCGATCGCAGCTTGGATAAGCTCCGCGGCCGATCCCGCGACCTTTTCATGAATGGTCCTATTGGAGCTGCGGCCTTGAAAACAACAAACACAAACGTCATCGGCACGGGTTTGCGCATGAAATCGCGGATCAAGGCGGAGCGCCTGGGACTTACACCAGAGCAGGCAGACCAATGGCGCGAGCAAGTTGAGGAAGAATTCGAACTGTGGGCATCCTCCAAACATTCCGACGCGCTGCGAATGAGCGATTTTTACACGCAGCAGATGGTCGCCTTTCTTGGCATGCTGATGAACGGCGACTCTCTTGCGCTGTTTCGACAGGAGGAGCGGGTGCCGTGGATGCCCTACGCTCTCCGCTTGCATGTTATCGAGGCGGATCGCGTTAGTACGCCGATGACGCCCGGAACATTCGGAGATTCAGTCGAAGGCAAGGCAGCCAACGGAAATCGGATCATCTCCGGTGTGGAGATTGACGCCGGTGGCGCTTTGGTAGCCTACCATGTCAGCAACTCGTACCCGACAGATGCAGGATATACGGCGTCGCAGCTGCGCGAATGGACTCGTATCGAGGCATATGGTGCCCGCACCGGCCGGCCGAACGTCCTGCATTTGATGGAGCCGGAGCGGGCAGAGCAGCGCCGCGGGGTGCCGATCTTGGCGCCGGTCATTGAGACACTTAAGCAATTGACGCGTTACACCGAAGCCGAATTGATGGCGGCCGTGATAGCAGGAATGTTCACCGTTTTCATCAAATCGAAAAGTCCTTCATCGGATATGCCTTGGGGAAAGATGATCCCGACCGACCAACAGGTCGCCGAGAAGGATCCGAATACCTACGAGATGGGGCCCGGCGCCGTCAACGTCCTGGAAGAAGACGAAGAGATCGACATCGCGAACCCCGGTCGTCCAAATGCCCAATTTGATCCGTTTGTTAATTCGCTTTGCCGGTATATCGGGGCGGCGATCGAGATCCCGTACGAGTTGTTGTTGAAAAACTTCCAGTCCAGTTATTCGGCCAGCCGGGCTGCGCTGTTGGAAGCATGGAAGATGTTTCGCAAACGCCGACAATGGACGGCGAAAGAGTTTTGTCAGCCCGTGTACGAGGAATGGTTGGCCGAAGCGGTCGCAATCGGCCGCATTCGCGCTCCCGGTTTTTTTAATGACCCTTCAATTCGGCGGGCGTGGTGTGCGGCGGAGTGGACCGGACCGGCTCCGGGGCAGCTTGACCCAGTTAAAGAGGCCGAAGCGGCCGAGAAACGGATCAAACTCGGGCTCTCCACGCGGGAGCGGGAGGCGCTGGAGACAAACGGCAGCGACTTCTGGGCAAATGTTGAGAGCCAGAAGGTCGAGCGGCAGGCGATGCTTGACGCGGGCATGAATCCGGATGGCGAAAAGGAGGTGAGAAAAGACAATGATATTCAACCTGACGAAAACCGAGAAGGATAAGGCGCAAATAACGATCTATGGTCCGATCAAGGACTTCAGTTCGTGGTTCAGTAGCGGCGGGTACTCGCCCGACAGACTGATGCAAGACCTCGACGAATTGCAGAGCGCCAAGGAAATCACGGTGCGCATTAATAGCGGCGGCGGGAGTGCGTTTGCGGGAATGGCTATCTTCGAGTTGCTGCGAGCGCACGGGGCTAAGATCACGACGCGCATAGATGGCGTTGCAGCATCGGCGGCATCGATTATCGCAATGGCCGGCGATCGTATCATCATGGGCACTGGTGCAATGATGATGGTGCATAATCCATGGATGCGAGTCGAGGGCGAGGCCAAGGACATGCGTGCCGCAGCTGATGTGCTGGACCGCGTGGGAGAATCCCTGATAAACGTGTACGCGTCTCGGACCAAAAAAAGCCGCGAGGAACTTAAATCGGCGCTCGATAAAACAACTTGGATGACGGCTGAGGAGTCGCTGACCATGGGGTTTGCGGACGAGATCGACAAGAAATTTGCGGTGTCCGCCTCCGTTAGCGGTGGCAACGTCGTTTTCAACGATCAGACGTTTTCGGCAGGCATCTTTGCGATGTTGCCACCACTACCAGCAACGCCGACTGCGGCGACTCCATCGGATCCGCCAGCAGTCCCGGAACCACCGGCGCAAGCAAGCACAGAGACACCACAACAACCCGAAGGAGATGATACAGTGAAAGACCTCGCAGAATTGCAAGCAAAGCACCCTGACATCTATCAGGCAGCAGTACAAGCTGGCGCTGAACAGGAGCGCGCCCGCATGAAGTCGATCGACGAGATCGCCAATACCGTGGCCGATGACATGGTCGCAAAAGCAAAGTACGAGTCGCCGATTACGGCCGCAGAACTCGCGTTCCAAGCGTTGAAGGCCGATGTCGGCAAGGGCATCAAACACATACAGGACCGCCAGCAGGAACTGGAACCTAATGCCGGAGTGAAGCCTGGTGCACAACCGGAAGGCGGAGAAGACAAGGCTGCGGCAGAGGCTGCCGTGATCGACATGATTGCAGCGTCAGCAAACAAAGGACGGGAGGCGAAGTAGGAAATGGGAAACCTGTTTAATGGCAATTTCGGCAGCACGACGCCGGACAAACTGTTCGCGGATACGCTGCACCCGGTCGACATCAAGGCAGTTACACTCAAGTCGGGTCAGGGAATCCTTGCGCGCGGCACTGTGTTGGGCATCACCACCATGTCTCTGCAACTCGGAGCAGTCACGCCGGCACCTGAGAATACCGGCAATGGTACGGTGACCTCTACATCGCTGGGCACCGGAGCAAGGCTCGGCACCTACACGCTTACATGCATCACTGAGGCGTCGGGCGGTGGCACATTTAGCGTCGTCGGTCCCGGAGGCAGCTTGCCGAACGCAACGGTCGGCACTCCGTACACCGGTCAGGTCAACTTTACGATCAACGACGGATCTGAGGATTGGGACACTGGCGATGTCATCACGATCGTTGTCCAAAACAACGCCAGTGGTGGGAAGGCACTCAAGGTAGACAGCTCCAAGAGTGACGGTAGCGAGGATGCGGACTGTGTTTTGACCGACACTATCGACACAACGGATGGCGACGTGGTCACGACCGCGTATAAAACGGGTTCGTTTAACCGCAAGGCTCTCGTCTTCGGCGGCACGGACTCGCCGGAAACGCACGAGCTGCATCTCCGTGAGCTGGGCATTTATATCAAAGACGTGCAAGATTACGACCAGGAATAAGGGGGCCTACGACCAATGAATCTTGATTTGTACAAAACTGTTACCATGTTGCGGGCGGTTGAAAGAATTTTACCGCTGCGCACCTTCATTACACGCACGTTTTTCCCCGGTGATAGGACGCACGTTACCGAGGATGTATTGTTTGACTACAAAAAGGGTAAACGTCCGATGGCCCCTTTCGTCGCAAAACGCGTTGGTGGGATCACTGTCGCACGTGATGGCTACCAAACCAAAAAGTATACTGCGCCGAAGATCGCGCCGCAGCGCATCCTGACCGTCGACGATCTGGTTACTCGCGGGATGGGCGAGAACGTATACAGTCAGCGCACTCCGGCGCAGCGTCAGTCCGAATTGCTGGGCAAAGACCTTCGGGAATTGGGCGATATGATTTCGCGCAGGACGGAGTGGATGGCGCGTGAGTTGTACCTCGGCAAGAAAATCATAGTGAAGGGGTACATCGACAAGTTGGATTCCGAATATGTCGAGGACGAAATCGACTTTGGATTTACCAACAATGTCACTTTAACGGCCGGCGCGCGTTGGAATCAAAGCACTTCGGACAAATATAAAAATCTTGAAGACTGGCGACTGCAGGTTATTCGCCTTACCGGAGAGGCACCGACAATCGTAACCTTTGGCAGAGGTGCTTGGACTGAATTCCGGAAGGACGAATACATCAATAAAATATTGGATCAGCAGAATGCAACGCTCGCACTCATGAATCCAAGCATTATTGATCCTGCGTTAACATACTGCGGGAAATTGCCCGGACTCGGATTGGAACTCTACACCTATAACGACTGGTTCCTTGACGATAATGGCGTTGAGCAACCTGTTATTCCTGATAATACGGTCACTCTTTCGAAGCCCAACCTCGGTACGTTTGACTATGGCGCGGTCACACAATTGGAGCCGGACAAACAATTCCACACCTACGAAGGAGCGCGCGTTCCTAAGTCTTGGGCAGATCAAAATGCAGATGCGATAATGATCCGGCTTACCTCTCGTCCGATTCCGGTTCCACATGATGTCGACGGCTGGCTCGTCGCGGAAGTCTACTAAGGAGGGCTTACGATGGCTGTAAAAGTTACTCGCGGAGCGGTCGATACTGGCGCTCGCATCTACAAAACGGGTGAGCTGATCGTTGGGCTTAGCGACAATGACGAGCTCGACCTGGTCAAAAAGGGAGTCTGCGAGGCGGTATACTTGTTCACGCCACCGGCACAATCCACAGAGCCGGAAAGCCCCGAGGATAAACAACAGAATTCGCCGCAAGAAGCAAGCGAACTGCCTGACGGTGTCGAGCAGCTCCCCGGCGGATTCTTCCTGCTCCCGAACGGCGAGAAGGTGCGCGGCCGGGCGAAAGCGCTCGAGCGGTTGGCGGAACTGGAAGCGGCGAAACCTGACGGAGAGAAAACACCGGTTGAAGGGGGCGACCCGGAAGGCGGCCCGAATACTTCGATTCCGGGGCTGGCATGAATTTCAAGGACTTCGTTGCCCAAGATAACGCAGCCGTCTTCATCAATCCGGACGAGTTCGGGGAGCCACACCAGATCGACGACGTCGAATATCAGGTCGCGATCGATTACGACCTGATCAACGAGCGCCCGCATCTCTTTGCCGAAGGTACGTATCAATCGAAAATCATCTTTTTTATCCGCGAATCGGATCTCGGCTATCGTCCGGTCGAGGGGCAGGACATGCGATTCGACAACAAACTATATTTGGTAGCTCATGTCGCCCACGATATGGGCATTTTGGCTATCACGCTGGATGGTAACGGGGTATGATTCGGGTCGGTTCGAAAGCATTTAAGGCCGTCAAGGCCAACATGAAGATGGTGGAAAAGGACTTCCCGAAAGCATTCGTCTCCGCGCTCAACCGATCCGCCGCCGGCATCCGGACAGAAGCAGCCCGCAAGGTCCGGGAAGTCTATTACGTTAAACATGGGGACGTGCTGAAGAAAATCAGCGTTACGAAGGCGACAACTGGCCGGATGAACGTCTTGATTGCATCCAAGGACCGCCCGATCCGGCTGATCAACTTCAGCACGACTCCGAAAAGCGTCCCGGGGAAGCCGCCGCGCATGCTTAAAGCGGCCGTTAAACGGGAAGGTGGAAAGAAGCCCATCCCGGGTGCATTCGTGGCGGAGGTCCGCGGCAGTCATAGTGGGGTATTCCAGCGGACCAAGCAGGCCCGGCACGTCAAGACGGGCGCCGGCCAGTGGAGCGAGCTACCGATCGATCAGCTGCGCGGCCCTGCGATCCCGGTCATGCTCTCCCAACCGGGTATCGTGCAACAACTTCAAGTCGAAGCCGAACGACGTGTTTCGGAGCGGCTTGATCACGAAATAAAACGTGTGCTGGATAGGGTGAAAACGACATGAACGCAGTCCTATTGATCCAAGCATTGGCCGGATTCCTTCGGGAAACCATCGCCGATTATGCCGCGGCTCGTGCGGCGAACGGGGACTTCAGGGAACCGGTGGTATACGAATGGGCGCTGCCCTTCAAGAATCCGAAAGCTGGCATCGACATCGATTTTCCTTATGTCGTTGTTGCCCCGTCCGAGGGGCAGGATATGGACGCTCAATCGACGGTGGCGGTGGACTTACTTTTCGGCGTCTATCAGGAAGGGGCGGAGCGCAACGGGCATACGCATCCAGACGGAGTTTATGACCTGATGAACCTGATGGAGCATGTCCGCACGGCCCTATTTCGCAAACGTCTTATCAATAGTCGGTTTGAACTCATCAAGCCGTACAAGTGGCAAATACCACGCGAGCAGCCTTACCCGTTGTGGGTGGGGCAAGCACAAAGTATATGGGTTGTGGCGGCACCGCTGTCGCAGCTCGTCGAGGGGGATATACATGGACTCAAATTCTGAGGTTGAACCGAAAAAAGAACGAAACAAAAAGCAATTGGACGAAGCACTCCTGCCGGGACCGGTTACAGTCCCAGAGCCGGTAGGACAGCATGTCGTTGCTCCCGATCAGGAAGCGTCGCCGGCGTTGGAGCAATTGGTCTACGTTGGTCCGAACATCCGGGGCGGTCGGATGGCACAGTACACGGTATTCCGTGGTCCGTTGCCTGTCCACATCAATAAATTGTTGGACGAACAACCGCATATCCGCAACCTGATCGTACCGGTCGCTGAGCTCGCGGAGGCGCAGAGACGTTCTGTTACTCCGGGGACGATCGAATACCGGGCTGCTGAAAAATTGAGAGGAGGCGCATAAGATGGCCTATAAACATGGTGTTTATGTTTCGGAAATCCCTACAGCAATTACACCACCCGCGACGGCAAACTCGGTACCGGTCGTATTCGGTACGGCCCCGGTCAATTTGTCGACACGCACGACGGCGCCGGTTAACGAGCCGGTGCTTTGCTACACGTACGCAGAGGCAGTCGCTGCTTTCGGTTTCTCGAAAGACTGGATGAACTACACGCTGTGCGAATTTATTTATTCCCACTTCGCATTATTCGCGCAGGCACCTATAGTACTGGTCAATGCGCTTGACCCAGCCACGCACAAGACCGCTGTGCCGGCCGCGAGCGTACCGGTCGCAAGCGGGATAGCTACGGTCGACGCGGAGGGCGTTGTCCGCTCTACCGTCGTCGTCAAGTCATCTGATGCAGCTACAACCTACGCATTGGGGACTGATTACGAGACGGACTATGACGCTACTGGAAAGCTTGTTATCCAGCGGGTGACAGCCGGGACGATCCCGAGCAATGCGACAACGCTGTCCGTCTC